TGTCAACTTTATAGACTTTTCAAATTCTGTAGTGATTGTTTGAATTTTAGAATTAAGTTGAGACAAGGGGGTTGTCAAGTCTGGAATTTTTGGAATATTATCAATAATCCTATGTAAGTGTAAAAATTTTGGTTCAATATTTTTTTCAACTTTATCTATTTTATTCAAATCAATTTTCAATTTTTCAATACTATTTTCTATGTGTGTGAGATCAACTTTTTCTGGTTTAAATTCTTTGACACTCTGTTCAACATCTTGTATTTTATGATTGAGATTTTGTGATAAAGTTTCCAAAGTACCCACACGTAAATTCAGGGGTTCGAGACTTGGGATACTTTTTTCAACTTCATTTACTTTATTTTCAATTGGACCTAAATTGGGAATACTCGTTTCGACACGTTTTATTTCATTCTCAACTTTTTTGATATTTGGTAAAATTGTTCTTATTTCTTCAATGTCTTTCGTGTGTGTTTCAACATCTTCTTTGAGTGCGATACCTTCAAGTTTTCTACCGTCACCCACAAAAGATGGTGCGATCACACTTGTTTGAGAATAAATGGATTTTTTTGAGCGAAGCGCGCCGTTTAGATACACATTTTCAAGATCGAGTGAAGCTCCGTCGAGATCTTTCAACTGTTTAATGGATATATTTGAAAGAAGACTGCCATCGGCCCTTAATTCTCGTGTCACGTTGAGATTTTCAAAAGTATCACCAATTTCAAAGTCGAGTTGAACATTTGAAAGAAGACCCGCGTCACCTTCAAAAAATTTAGCTTTTATCGTACCATCTACACAGAGATCCTTATTTATTGAGAGATGGTTGTCCTTTTCAGAAAACTTGATATCTACATTACCACCCGCGCGATGCATAACGATACCAATATCCTCTGTGGTGCGTGGTATTCCTTTGGCTATTTCAAAAATGGGATTATCGACATAGTAATTATGAACCGTGTTTGAATTCACAACATCGAGGTTTTCTACTTCTAAAGAAGAAATCTTTAACTTATGACCTCCGATGTCTACAATTTCTTTTGTTGTGGTGTCATATGCCAACAAATTTGAAGAATACGAACTTCTTATAGGTGACACGTAAAATCCACTGTGTTCAATGTTGTCAATTTTAGCATTCGATGCATTCAATACTATTGAGTTATGTGGTTGATCACACTCGGTAAGACGACCCAATCGTACTTTGTCAGTAGGTTGGGTGACACCTGTTGCTTTCACCATTTATATAATCCCTGATTTTAATTTGCATATACCAAACCCGCCATACCATTCTCAATCTTAAGAATGTTATAGTTCACGGCATATATCGTATCATTCAATGTATTCGTTTCACTGTGTATTTTGGCATTCTCTATACGACTGAAATTAAGTGAACCCGTTGGCTGATTGAGACTTGTTGTCATACAGAATGCATGCATAAATACATCCGGTGATGTTACATAATTTGTATGATAATAATGAGAAATATCCATATAATGTGGTCTAGACCACCTGTATGATGTAAGATCTACACCGTTTATACTCAGTTTGATTCGATTTGTTTGTGACGCGAGGGGACTGCTTCCTGAATTATTTGAACTCGCGATAAACTTTACTGGGTGATTGAAATTCAAATTTTGAATCTGATCACCGGAACCAATGTTCTTTTGGACTTGGAAGATCAACATATCATGACTTCTCGAGGCAATGTTACCACGTTCTTCGTTGTCGAGGTAATAATAATTTGAATAACATTCCCAATTATAAGCACCGGCACCTGACCCCCAACGTATTCTCAATTCAACATCATGATACTGAAGCGCGACGAGTGGTATCGCCGATTGCGGACCTTCACAAAAGAAGAATCGAAGTGGATAAAAAAAGGAACTCGCACTGCTACCACCTGGGTGTGGTCCATTTGAACTCTTTGTTACATTTTGGGCCAACATATCGATAGCAATATTCTCACAGAATGTTGAATCTTGTTCGTCGATGATCTGACCCCCGATGACGAGTTGTACACTTTCAATCAAATTTTCCCAGTTTGAACTTTCACTAGCTTCTGCACCGTTATCTATCGTGAAATAGGTGTACCCTAGTAGATCTCCACTTCTTTCGAATTTAATCGTTGAGAGTGAATTGTTTTTCACGGCACCGTGAATTACCTGCTTTTCGATGGACTGTGAAAAGTTGGAGTGTCGTTTAAATGTTGAGTTGAAAAATGAAATCTCAGGATCACCGACGATGTGTTCATCCTGAGCTCCCATACACACTAACTGAACAATACCCGAAGACATTGTATACTACTTTAATATAAGAAAATTACAAGTTTGGTTTTCTACACACGAAACGAATCACCAAAAAGTTGTCCGCGGAGACGGATGGATTTTTGATAGTGTTTCCATTTTGATCCCTAATCGTAACCCTGAAGCGATCCACGCGACTGATGGGGTCAATGTACTGGTTGGCAATTGGATAATTATCTTTAAACACGATAAGAGAATCACCCGTGGCGTGTGAAGTGTTCTCTGTCACGAGACTCGCAAACGCATTGCGAAGAATTGTCATGGTTGACTGACCACCGAGAACATTAGATGCACGATCATTGAAGTTTGTATCAAGTTCTTCAATGGAAACATAACAATGTTCAGTCACTACATTCGAGTGAATGTGGGCTGCAAGGAGTCTAGCCTGAACAACGTTACGAAGTGGTTGTTCAAGATAACAGGTAAAAGTATTGGCACTCGCTTGTCCAATGGAATCTAAAGTGATAGTGTGATATTCATAATTGAGATCTGGAATGGTCTCAGTGGGTGAAGTGATCAGCGCCATTTATATTAGCTTAGATTAAAGATCCACCGATTCCCCCCTCAATTCCATAAGACGCGTGTCCGTCGACAAGCTTGGACGCACCACAGAGACCCCCTGGAGTGAGGCTCATAGAATATGGACTACCCTCCTTTCCTTGTCCAGCCGCACACTCCAACTTGTGTTCGAGATCAAAGATAGACTTTTCACTCACCGTCTTTATGGTGATTGGTCTGGGTTGATAACCACTTCGCATAGTAGAGAGGACAATGATGATCGCCATGAGAACGAGGATCGATGTGATCGCGTTTCGGTTCGTTCGGTTGAACTTAAACATTTATAATATACATATATATTTTTCTAAAGTGCGTTAAAGGTAATTTAATAGTTTCCTTATAGAGAGTAGATGGACGAAGAAATAGTCATTGATCGTGGTAGTACTCATGTGATGAAATTGGACGCTGACGAACAGGCCCTGATGGATGAGATTGAAATTTCAATTCCCCGACCCCAGCCTGTGCATCGTCCGGCTGATCCGAGGAGACCTAAACCACAACCACAACACCAAGAAGCTATGGATGCGTTCGTAAATCCAAACAAACAAACAGCCCCCACCCAATCTTACCCCGACGAAGAAGTTGACTACGGTGAAGATGAACCAACTTTTTATGATGACGACGAACCAATGGGTGGTGAAGAAAGTGAAAGACCGTCCAAGGGGTACACGTCGGTCGATGAAGAAAAAACCGACCTTCTCAACAAGTTGGCTCGACTTGAAAAGAAGGGGTTTAATGTAAACAAACGACTCAACGCGTATTCAAATCTTGAAGAACTACGCTCTGAAGTAAAGAGAATTACATATAGTATTGACGTCGAACAATCTATCCGATTCTCCAGGCGCATGCTAATTGCCTGTGTGACAGGTCTTGAATTCCTTAACAAGAGGTACAACCCATTTGAGATTCAGCTTGAGGGTTGGTCTGAGTCAGTGATGGAAAATGTCGACGACTATGATGGTGTTTTCGAAGAACTATATGTTAAATACAGGTCCAAGGTCACAGTCGCACCAGAAATCAAGCTTATCATGATGCTTGGTGGTTCGGCGATGATGTTTCACTTGACGAATAGCATGTTTAAGACAGCGTTGCCAAATATGAATGATGTTCTCAAACAGAATCCAGATCTCGTAAAGAATATGATGACTGCCGTGCAAAATACGACGCGATCACCAGACCAACCCGCAGTCGATGCTCCAGTCGGTGGTACGGGTAACTACGAGATGCGAGGCCCCGGTGTTGACATTTCCAGTCTCATGGGTGGAATCATGATGCCACCACCACCACCAATGAATACATCAACTATAAGCGCGACCACACAACAAGTTGATGACGATGATATCTCTGACATTGTCTCGATTTCTGGCGAATCAACAGGGGGTGAGGTGAAGGAGGTGAACGTCGACGCGTCCAAGCCAAAGAGAACCCGCAGAAAAAAGAAGACCGAAATTAATCTCTAAGTAAAGTATAATAATGATAGGTTATTGTCCCCTTGAGGAGCTAGAACCTCCCGTGCGGCGTCAGGAAGTAGCCGTCGTGGAAAAACCTGAGACCAAAACGGGTCTCGAAGAAACAGAATGTAATTACGCAGTGATGGCTTTTGTCGTCGGCGTTCTTATTTTGGCACTCGCCGATTCTATGGAAAAGTAAAAGGATTCCCCTTTTTTACCTCGTTTGAGTTATGAAACTTGGTAAAAATGGTTTATTTTAATTGTTGAATTTCATTTCGAAGTTCTTTGATGGCTTCGATGAGAATACCCGCTAGGTTACCGTATGCCACAGAATATGTCGTCTCCTCAGAACCGTACACAGCTTCCGGGAGAACTTCTTTCACCTCCTGTGCTAAAACACCTGTTTTTCGTTCACCTCGATGATCGAATGTGTATCCACCCATTTGACACACCTTATCGAGGGCGTTTTCAATTCTCTCTATATTCGATTTAAAACGTTTGTCTGAAAAGGCGGTAATATCGTCACCGGCGTAAATCTTTTTGGCCACTCCCAAACCACCGCCTACCTGAAGCGCTCCCGACGTTGTACTTGTTGAGTCTGTGGTGCTGGTAAATACTCCGGTAATCCACGAGGAACGATCATAGTTTTGGGGTTTGAGTTTGAGGAGGGTGTCTGTGGCATTTTCGATGTGGACCACTGTCTAATAAACGACATTAGACCAACTTCGCAGACATGAGCGCCGCCTTGTAGTTGCCATGATCCACGAGGGTATACACGGGTTCGGTTTCACCCGTCTCTTCCCAGACGATTTGACCGTTTTCATCGAGGACACCGACAAGTTCTTGGCGAATCTCAGTTTCGTCGTATGCACCTTCTTCTATCTCCACGGGGCTCTCTACAATGTCCACTCTATAGTAGACAGTCTTTTGTGTCTCCGTGTATTCAGATTGTTCTTCTGGTGTCAGGTCATCGATCGATAGCTCATCGCTGTACGTGAGTTTGCTTCGTTCATTCTCCGCGAGTGTCTCATACTTTCGCTTGCTCACCTCGTTGCCACCGGCGTCGAAATACATAGTATCGAGACCCTCCTCGTGAATCTTTCGATACACGGTCTTGGTTTTCTTCGTCTTGCGTCGTTCGCACAAGTTTTGTTCATATTCATATAAATCAGCGATGACTTCAGTCTTTTGAATGTAGTACACCACATTCGACATTTCTCGTTTTGGCACACGAATGGGTCTTCGTGTGGGTTCTGTGAAATCACAGTCTTGAGTGACCTTGGCGACTGTATAGTTCATAAGAGCGCCGTCACCTTGTTTTTGTGTATACCCGGGAGCCACATTGGACGTCGTCACGAGATCCCCCGATTCGAGGGGTCCACCGACGTCTGTGACCCAGATTTGAGTATCACCCTTGGTGTCCACGAGCGTATCGTAATCGTTGGTATCAGTCGTTTTGTTAGACACGACCCCATACCATTTCTTGTCCATATAGACATTCGAGAGGGCGACGATGGGTGTCGCGGTCGTCTTGTGGGCGTTCGCGTTCGCACTCACGACGCAACCCACAATGTTTTGACCCCACACGTTCGAAACGGTGGTCTTTGAACGAGGGAGTTCGGTGACGATTTCTTGAATGGACTTGATCGTGTACGGAATGAGTTGATCGTATTGGACTTGTGCAGGATCACTTCCCCACGCGGAATAGTCGGGATCGTCTTCGAGATTATCACTGGGGGCTGGGGGCTTTTCTGGTGTTGGGTCGGCGTACGCCCCCAAGTGAACGGCGTGTCTCAATTCAGGTGCGTCGTACCACACGTCTTGCGCCATGAGACCAGACTCGTAATGTGAAATGTCGGGTTCATCCAATTTGAACTTTTTGAAGTAGCTTTGTGGCGACAGTTTCATGAGCGTCGTGGTCGCGTCCTTGATGCGCACTTCCTTGACCTTCAGACGATCATCGGAGCTGGAGTATGAAATTTCACCACTCGCGGTATCGTAATACATAGCCGTACCAGTCTGGCTGCGCAGGGGTTTCACAAAGAACGCACTGGCGGCGGTTGTTTGTAGGGTAGAGTAGCCGAGGGCGTTGATGGCGATGGTGTTGTTGTGTTGGTTCTCCCGACCTGCGAAGTACCCCAGAGCGACGGCGAAGGCGCCTTGATTGCTCTGCCCCGCGTTGTACCCCACAGCGATGGTGTAGTTTTCTTGATTGGTCTCACCCGCGCTGCGCCCCACAGCGACGTTGTAGGGGCCTTGATTGGTCTGACCCGCGCTGGCCCCCACAGCCGTGGAGAATCTGCCTTGATTGGACTCACCCGCACTGAACCCCAAAGCGATAGAGCTGCTGCCTTGAGAGGTCAGACCCGCCTCGCGCCCCAAAGCAATGGCGTAGTAGCCTTGATTGGTGATACCCGCAGTGTACCCCATAGCGACGGAGTGGCAGCCTTGATTGGTCCGACCCGCGAAGCTCCCAATAGCGACGGCCCAGATGCCTTGAGAGGTCTCACCAGCTTTGTGCCCCACAGCCACGGTTTCGTCGCCTTGAGCGGTATTACCCGCGTTGAACCCCACAGCGGTGGTGCGAAGGCCTTGAGTGGCCTGACCCGCTTGGTACCCCACAGCGACGCTGTAGGCGCCTTGATTGGTCTGACCAGATCTAAAACCAATGGCTACTGAATCTACTCCTTGGGTTGTTTCACCAGCTTCGAGACCAACAGCTACTGAACTTGTTCCTTGGGAGGTCTTACCAGCTTGATAACCCACCGCCACAGATTGTGTAGATTGATTATCACGTCCAGCTTTGTATCCCAAAGCCACCGATTCGGATCTCTGGGCATTTCTTCCAGCTTCATTACCAAACGCAACACTACTTGTATTTTGTCCTAACATACCACATTGATATCCGATCGCAACAGAACTTGGTCCCTGTGACGTCTTACCACATTCATAACCAATTGCCACCGATTGGGACTTTTGTCCCGATTCACCCGCATTATCACCCATAGCGACTGATCGGGTTCCCTGGTAGCTCTGACCGGCATTAGAGCCAATAGCCACGGATTGGGCATTTTGGGACAATTGACCAGCCACATAACCGATAGCAACCGATTCTGACCCTTGGTTGGTCTGTCCCGATTGGAAGCCAAGTGTGGTTGATTGTTGACCTTGGGACGTCTTACCGGATTCAAAACCAATGGCCACCGATTGGGACTTTTGAGCCACTTGACCAGCGTTGTCCCCTACAGCCACTGATTGGGTTCCCTGGTAGCTCTGTCCCGCGTTGGAGCCAATGGCCACGGAGAGGGCATTTTGGGACAATTGACCAGCCACATAACCGATAGCGACCGATTCTGACCCTTGGGCTGTTTTACCCGACTCAAAACCAATGGCGACCGAAAAGGCATTTTGACCTGTTTGCCCCGAGGTATCCCCAACAGCAACGGATTGAGATCCTTGGTTGGCCTGACCAGCTTCGTGACCGATAGCGACTGATTGCGACCCCTGGGACGTCTGTCCCGATTGAAAGCCAAGAGCGGTTGATTGTTGACCTTGTGAGGTCTTACCGGATTCAAAACCAATTGCCACTGATTGAGACTTTTGAGCCACTTGACCAGCGTTGTCTCCCATAGCCACCGACTGGGTTGCTTGGTACGATTGTC